ATGAAATCGGTATTACTTGGCATGACGCTGCTGGCAACCGCGACCGGTGCTTTGGCAGCAGACCAACTGGTGAACATCACCAAGCTGGAATACGGCAAGCAGTGGGCGTTCACCAAAGAAGAAGTGACGCTGCAGTGCCGCAGCGGCGGTGCGTTGTTCGTGCTCAACAACAGCACGCTGATGCAGTACCCGCTTAACGCGGCCGCAGAAGCGCAGGTGAAAGCAGGGCAGCAACGCGCTCAACCGCTGGACGTGATCCTGCTCGATGACGCCGCCAATCCGGGCCATAAGATGAGTGTTGAGCCGTACCGCGAACGCGCCGAGAAGCTCTGCGCGAACTAATCGCTTATCCCCCAATGGCTTAGTGCGAGGTTAACCGGTGATGAATAATTGCACGAAATTAATTCCGTAATGAAACTATCACCGGCCGTGCGGCTGGCTGGCAAAAATAGCGCGGTAAGCTACTCTTAAAGTGCACGGCTGAACAAGCCTTGCACAAAATGCCAACTTTTAGCGCACGGCTCTCTCCCAAGAGCCATTTCCCTAGACCGAATATAGGAATCGTATTCGGTCTTTTTTTGTTTATCATTTTAAAACAGTAACTTACAAACAAAACAACCACTTATCACGCCTCCTGTTCTACCGTATTACACCCTTTTTCTTTCTCTGTCGCCACTTTGCCGCCACTGTCCTTGTACGTCTGTGTCAGTGGGTTGAGCGCTATTGCCTCCTCTAAATGGTCTGGCGCGAAATGGGCGTAGCGCATCGTTACCCTGATATCTGAGTGCCCAAGGATGCGCTGCAAGACTATGATATTCCCCCCACCCATCATGAAGTGGCTAGCAAAGGTATGGCGGAGCACATGCGTCATTTGTCCTTCTGGCAAGGTTATATTCGCCAGTCGCAGAACTCGATAAAATTGCTTGTAGCAAGGATCAAACTCCTTTTCATCCAGTATTGTGAGCTCGTCATATAATTCTTTCGAGATGGGGACCGTTCTGTTTTTCTTCCCTTTGGTGTTGGTATACGTGATTTTATATTTTGATATCTGCGATGGCCTTAGTTTTGCGGCCTCATTCCATCTGGCGCCAGTTGATAGGCATATCTTTACGATGAGTGTTAGCTCTGGGTTGCCATGAGTATGGCAGGCGTTTATCAGTGCTTTTATTTTCTCATTGTTCAGCCATGCCATTTCCTTTTCTGGCTGATCGAACTCCCTGATATTTTCCAGGGGGTTCGGCAAAGACCATTCCCCCAATCTTTTTAATTCGTTGAATACAGCCCGCAAAAAAGCTTGTTCACAGTTAACCGTTCCCGTGCTGACCTTCCTTGTTTCAAGACTGGTGCTATAGCCGTTATCGATTTCTCCGCGCAACCGCTGATCGCGATAATGGGCCCAATCCCGTGGGGTAATCTCCGACGCTACCGGATCACCCATGCCGTTACAGATAATGACCAATTTGCCAAGTCGGCCTTTTTTGTCATTTAGCGAGCAGCCATGCAGCCTGTACCACAAATCGATCAACTCGCTAAGTTTTCGCTTGTCTTCCTTATCGCCCAGCCAAGGCTTGGCCTTTGCCTGGTCGAGCTGATAGCTCTCGAAGGCGAGCGCCTCCCCCTTGGTGGCGAATTGCTTACGGGTACGCTTGCCGCCCCTCCCGTTGTGATAGAACTCGCACAGCCACTTGCCGGTGCTCAATTTTCTTACGGTCATACTCGTAGATCCAGTGAACCAAATTACATATTGAATACTGTATATAATAACAGTATTCAATGTTTGTGTACGGCTGGTTCAAACATGGATCAAAAAACCCGCCGGCGGCGGGTTTATGGTTAGAAGTGCAAGGCGGTTTGGCCAGACTTGGATGGGTGCGGTGGCGCCGGGTCAACCTGACCGGGCTTAACAATGGAGCGCACAAAAGTTTCCATCGTGATAAAGACATGACTGCAATTCACGTTTGTGCATTGGTTGTAACGCTCTTTTGTCGTTGCTGTCACTTCGTTACTACTGCGGGTGTGCGCCGCATGGCCACACAAAGGGCATCGCATCATGGTATTAGCCTCTACTGTATCGATATACATACAATAGCACGATGTTTGAATAATCGAATATTAAACTTGCAAATCACTCCATATCGAGGTCGGTTATCTTCACTTCAAGTTCCAGTGCCGTGGTAAATCCGCCATCTGCCACTGTGTGCGTTACCGTTGTAATCGTCCAGTTTGCAGTGTCGATCTGACGCTTGAAACCCTTTACTGATACCGGTACTTCGGGGTAAAGCTCTGCCCGACCCTTGGCAAGCGTAATTGAGAATTGCGCAGCGCCGCGTTGGATTCGTTCCCAGTTTGCCTTGGCTGCCCGGCGAGCGTTGGACGCATTTGCGTAGGTCCGACTCAATACATAAACGTTATCGTCGGTGCCTACCAGGTATTCTCCCTGTTTATCTTGGGCTGGCACTTTTGCGGTGGTCGTCTTACGCTTGCGCTTCCTCTTTACCTTTACCGTTTGTGGTTTTGCCGTTTTTGTGTCGAGCCAGCTGGCTGAAACGCCGGTATAGGCATCCCTGTCGGCCAGGGTGAATTGGTGCTCATCACCGTCAGCGCGCACAATTGTCATTGCCGGTAGCGGCTTGCCGCTGGCGTTCACGCCTTGGCCCTGCTTGATGAATAGTAGTCTTCCATATTTTACTGCAGCAATCGCACCTACGCGGCGCGCCAGGCGCATCAGGAAGCTGCCATCTGATTCATTCGTTTGGTCGATGTGGTCGATAGTCATGGCGGCCATTTGCGGACTGATGGCCTGCTCCAGTTTATGGCGGGCTGCAAATTGTTTAACGATCTCGCCGATGGTGGTTTTTGAATATGACTTTTCACGCTTGATATTAAGCGTGTTCCTGAAGTCGGCGCTTCTGCCGCGCAGTGTCACCTTGTCAGGCGCGCCGGAATGGCCAATCTCGTCAATGGTGAAGGCGCCTTTATTGATCATTGGTTCGCCTTTCCAGCCCAATTGCAGCTCCAATTGGACACCGCGCGAAGGCAGATCAACAGCGCCATCGGCATCGTCAAGTTCGATATCAAGCTGATCCGCCTCGAATCCGCGGTTGTCTGTCAACGTGAGGGATATCAGCCGGCTTTCCAGTCTTGTGGTTATATCCTTGCCATTAAGAGTGATCTTGAACGCGGGCGTGCTATCCCGGCCGCTTAACCAGTCTGGAGTGTTCATGAAAGAAGCCCTCCAATAGCTGTTGCCGCCTGATCTTTCATGATGCTCAGTTGCTCCTGGAGGTCGCCGAGCATGGTGCCCAGGTCATCATCTACGCGCTTTAACTTAAGCGTGAACTCAATGCGCCTGGCGCCGCCATCCTTGAAGAATACGGACTTGTTAAGATCTAGCCCTTCAATGACAAACATCCCGTAAATGGTCCCACTGCCATCCAGCAAAGACCACGCCTTGCCGAGATCGGCGATTGTTTGCAGGGCTAGTAATGACAGGCGGCCGCCGGTGATTTCCGGTAGCAACACGCCGCTGAGTGTAATGGTGTCGTTTTCTGGACCAACATACTGCGCTGAGGGTCGTTTCCCTACACGATTGTTAGTAGGGTAGCGCCAGGCCATTTGATGCTGCAGCTCCTGATAGGGAACCGTTTCAAGCATAAAGACGTATAACCCTAGTGCCATCATCATAATTCCCACCCCAGATCTCGATCAGAAAAATTACTGCGCGCCTTGGCCGCGTCTTTTTGCATGTGCTCCCGGAGCGCTTTCACCGCGTCTGTTGCTACAGCTTTGCCGTTCTGGTTATTCCTGGCGTCAACACTGAGATCGATCTTGGGCTGGTAGTAGAAGTTACCGCCGCTTGGTGCCTTAACTGGTTTCATGCTGGAGCCAGTAAAACGAATGGCCATATCATTGGCCGTGTAGCCTGTGGGGGCTGGCTCGCCCACAGAACCATATTTCTGTGCGATGGGGTTATTTTTTAGCAGCTCATTCGTCTGTGCCAATGCCTCATTTTTTTGCGGCAATAGGTCCAGCTTTTCAAGCAACCATTTAAATCCATCCATGACGGCGCGCAGTGGGGCGGTGATAACGTCCAGTCCTCGCTTCAGGCCAATGCCAATTTTTTCAGCAGCACTACTGGCCGACCGTTTTATTTCTTCCCAAGTTTCGCTGGCTTTGGCGCTTATGCTGGTCCAAACACCCGAAATGTAATCCTTGATGGCCTGCCATTTCTCGCTGGTATATGCACTGATGTTGTCCCATAGCTTTTTGATTTTCGGGCCCAATGTGCCCCAATTCATCCAGATGTAGAGTGCTGCTGCTGCGATGGCTGCAGCCACAGCAAGGATAGGGTTTGCTAACATCATTCGGCCTACCCAGATAATGGCAGTACCCACGCCTTTTATAGACCTGGCCAACATGCCCATCACCGATGGCCCCTTAATCCCCAACATTGTCAGAGAAAACCGCAGCAGGGCGAATGGCCCAAGGATTGCTGCAACTCCAATCATCATCCCACCAAGTGCAACCGTAACCAGCGTAACAACCGCCGCCGTCTTAACAAACGCTGCAGCCAGCTTTGGGTGGGCTTCAATAAATTTCCGAGCCCATCCAATTCCACGTTTAAACCAGTCGTTCACGTCCATCAGTGGCTTACGCAAAGGCTCGCCCAGATCACTAAACATGTTTTTTGCGGTGGTCTTGAGCAGAAGAAATTGGGAGGACAAAGAATCTTTATCGATATTCGATTCCCTCTGCATAGACCCCTTGGCCTGGCCACCCTCGACCAACGCCAACTGGCGATCTAATTCGCCGATGTTATTTGCTAACTTGGCAGCGTCGTCGCCAAACTCTTTGCCAAAAAGCATTGTCATTGCGCTTAAGTGTTGCGAGGCCGGCAGTTTCTTGATGCGTGATAGGACATCTCTAATTGTGCCTATTGCATTCGTCGCTATGCCTTTTTCCAAGTCCTTGGCATTTAGCCCTAATAGGCTCATTCCCTGAATGAAACGCTTGCCTTGCATTGAAGCAATGCCCAACTCACGCACCATTGCCTTACTGGCTGATGCCGCCACTTCTGGTTGTGTCCCTAGGGAGAGGAACGTCGAAGCCAGTGCAGCGGCTTGTTTATAATTCAACTTATCGGCAACATCGCCCATGCGCTGAAGAACGTTAATAATATCAGCGCCTTTTGATTGTGCGTTGTCGTCTAAGTAGTTCAGGGCGTCGCCGAGTTCTTCGATCCTTTGAGTTGGCACATGATAGAGGAATGCTATTTTCCCCAAATCATCGGCAAGTTGATCGGCGGGTAATTCGAAAGCCTTTGCAGCCTTGGCAGACGTTGCGGCGAAAGAAAGTAAATCAGCTTTCTGTTTTTGCCATGGATCCTTATCGCTCGATACCCCCATTCGAGCACCGCCCTCCACTAATGCAGCGAAATCTGCAGCACCGTTTTCCATTGGGAGTTGCTCTGATGCCGCCTTTATTGCTTGCTGCATTTCGTGGTATTTGGCTGTGCGTTTACCGTTATCGTCCAATAATGGGTTAACCTGTTTAGCCACGCCTTTCATCGCGTCTTCAATAGAGCTATAGCTTTTCACTGCCGCTAAAACAGGGGCACCCATAGCCACCCCTGATGCAATAGTTGCCGCCCCCGTTCCCGCGATGTTGTTTCTCAGCTCTCTGGTTTTGTCATATTGCGCTTTTGCGTCGTTCATTCTGCGCTGTTGCTCGCCAGCGCGTTTTAGTTGGCGCTCCTGCTCCTGCAGCAGCCGGTTATAGCGGGCTGTTTCGTTGGCAATTCTGTTTGTAGCACCGGCGCCATCGGTGGCAGATACCCCCATGCGGTAAAGCTCGGAGCGCACCCGGCCCATTTGAGCGACTTCGCTTTTTTGCCTTTGCTCCAGTCGGTCTACCGCGCGCCACTGATCCTCTAGGGCTTTTGTCTGCTTTTTGGTGGGGTTCTCAAGCGCGCCCATTTCACGCGTCATCATCTGGGCTTTCAGCTTGGCGCCGGCCAGCTCGTCGGCTGTTTTCTTAATGGACGTCTGCAGCGAATTGAAGGTGTTCACCTGGTCGCCGGCGGCGTTCAGTCGCTTCAGTTCATCACGGGAGCTTTTGACGGCAGCGGCCAGCGCTTTATTGCTGGCCTGCATGGTCTTAAAGGGGCGGGTGATTTTGTCCACCGCGTTCAGGATAACCTGCAGTCTTAGATTGCGGTCACTCATCACTTTCTCCGCTTCGAATCAGTGCCCGGTGCCGCCAGTCCCAAAGTTCGGTTAAGGTGAACGGGTACATTTCCGACGGCGGCCAGTGGAAGATGGCGGCGATATCCGCCATCAGGTCTTCAACGGTTAAACCGGCCGGGATTCCAGCGCCGATTTCGGTAACAAAAAACTGACGATGCCGCCGGCCAACTGCGTAAAGTCAGCCGGATCCATTTCACTGATTTCCTGCGGCGTCAGTGACGGCGAGGAAACGCGAGGCAATACGGTTGCCACCGCGGAATAATCCATTTCCAGCAGGTCGGCAAGCTTCACACCGCGCAGCGCGCCAGACTGTGGCTTGGTTAGGGTGATCTCGGTAATTTCGGTCTTGCCGCGTTGGATTGGGGTGTCTAGCGGCACTTTGGTCGGTTCGGTCATTTTGTCGTGCTCCACGATTTTCAGAAAGAAGAGGGCGCCGGCGTTCCGGCGCCGAAGGAATTACAGGCCGATGGCCTGGCGGTGTTCAGCCAAGCGGTCGACGCCGCCAAAGCTTTCGATCATGTTCACCGTGTCGATCTCGCAAATTTCTTCGCCGGCGATGGTCAACTTGAAGTAGGTCACCGCTGTAGAAATTTTGGTGGCCGAGTTTTCGCCCTGTTTGTGCTCGCCAAAATCCAGCTCTTTATGGCGGCCGCGGATCACCGCTTCGACCGCCTGCACTTCGCCGGTGTCGTCGCGCTGAATTGAACCGGTATAACGCAGCATGACGCCGTCCAGTTTTGCGACGCCCATTTGCTTAATCGGCAGGGCTTCGATGCCGCCGATGGTCCATTCAACATCAAGCGCGTCATCATCCAACCCCAGATCGACTTTGGCGCTACCGCTCATGCCGCCGCCGCGGTAGTTCTCAAGCTTGCGTGTCAGCTTTGGCAGCGTCAGGGACTCAACGATCCCCTGCCAGTTGTTCCCCTCATTGAAGAGGTTCAGGTATTTCAATTTGCGTGGTAATGCCATTGCGTGCCCCTTAGCTGTTCACGTTCTGGATGAAATTGACCAGGTACTGATCAGTGATGCGCTGGCGTAACAGCAGATTTTCCAGCGGCGGGACCGGCGTATAGTCGTAATCAATGACCAGCTTCCCGGCTTTCAGCGTGTCTTTATCGTTCGCTGCGTCATCGATCCAGGCGTTGCCGTCGATGATGTAGCCGGCTGATTTCAGCTCACGGAATTTGGCCTTGATACCTTCCAGGATATCTTTGGCCAGTGACGGGTGCAGTGGCATGTCAACGGCCCACATGTGCGCCTCTGCCATTGTGTCCGCCAACACCTGTGCAGTGCGGGTGTAGTTTTCAAACTGGAACAATGGATCATCGGAGCAGGTGCGAGAGCCCCAGAACTTATAGCCATCCTTGCGGATCAGAGTAGTGACGTCGTTCTTGTTCAGCAGGTTGGCATCGGTGGCGCTGTCCTGCAGGTCCCAAAACACATCGGCACTGATGCCGGTTACGCCATTAACGCCGACGTTTGACAGCGTTTTGTGCCAACCCGTCTGTTGGTCAATTTTGGCGCGCAGCCCCAATGCGCGGGCGGTTGCGAACGCCGTCGCGTCTGCATTGGTCACAGAGTCCCAACTCAGGAAATCTGGCCAGATCAGCATGGCCTCGCGCTGGCTGAAGTTCTCGCGATACGCGATGGCTTCGGAAACCGTCTTACAGCCATAGGCGCTCAGGTAGGCGAATGCGCGCAGGCTCTGTGCTACTGACAGCAATTCAGTGGCGACGGCCTTGCTGTCGTGACCAGGCACACCCAAAATTCGCGGCTTCACGCCTAACAGACTTTGCGCAGCCAGCAGGGCTTTCATGCCTGTTTTCTTGCCAGTGGTGGCGTCGACACCGCCGATGATGTTGGTTGTGGTTTCCGCCTCGGTGTCACCTTGCTCGACGCGGACAACAACGGTAACAGGTTTTGCCTGGTCGGCGATGGCGTCCAGGGAGCGGGCGAGGGTGCCGGTTTCGCCGGCCTTGCCGCTGGCGGCCAGGACGTCGGTCAGCAATACGGGGGTGTTGAGCGGGAAGGCCGCAGCATCGGCATCGTCGGCGGTGCAGACCATCCCTACAATGGCGGTGCTTACGGTAGTGATTGTGCGGGTACCCTCGTTAATTTCGAGGACACGAACGCCATGATGATAATCTTCAGCCATCGGGCGGATCTCCGGTTCCGGTTAAGGTTTCTCCGCTATGGTGTTCGCTGATGGCGTCAAGTGCATGCGCTGGGCATTGTGTGGAAGCTGGCACAATGGCCAGGTGAATTACTGTGGGTGTGTATGTTTGCTGGCATGGCCAACACAGTTAATGATGGCTATGCTGCAGGAAAAAATGAAGCCCCGGAGTGGGGCTTATGCTACACGGTGCCACAACATTTGTAGCTTGTGGCGTTCCACGATGCTGATCTCCTGCCCTTGGCCCAGCTCGTCAGTTTCCCCCGAAACGGGGTGGCCGTGCTGGCCTAATTCCATTTCGTGATCGTGTTCGCCGGCTTCGTCCGTGTCGCCTTCCTGATAAGGGTCGAAGAATACACGATTGTTACCGCCCAGCTCATAATCACTGTTGCGTTTAGGTACGCCATGATGAACGTGTTTACCGCCAGGCTTGGTGCGCTTCGTCCCAAGGTCGGTATCCTGTGCTGTACCTGATACGTTGATTTTTTCCGCTGGCAGATTGGCGCGCGCAATGGTCACGGTATCGCTGCCACCCAAAGTGCCAACATCGGAGCCGTCATCTTTCGCCGTTCTGATGGTCAGGTGTTCGCCGGCATATTCCCACGTTGACCACGGCCATCTTTCGTTAGGGTTCACGTTCTGATTGAACAGGCGTGACGTGCCTACCGGGTTATCCAACTCCCAGGCATCTTGGATCGCGTCTTTGACTGCGGCGGCAATGGCCTTTTTTGTTGCCTCTTCGATTTCGTCTGCAATGGTATCCGTGTAATCTTTGGCCGCGTTCTCAGCGCGCTTAACTTCTTCCATGGTTGCCAGGATAACCGCCGGGTTATCTATCAGCTCCACATTGGCCGTACTGCTCACGGCTAACCACATTCGAATAACCTGATGCCGCCCCGAACCCTCAGCGAGCAGGGGCTTATAGGTTTCCGGCATATTCCCTACCGCCAGGCAGTTGCCATCAGCATCAAACAGCGCCATCTCTCTCAACCAGTATCCGCCCGCCTGTGGCGGCATGATCATTTCTGCCTCAATCACATTTGCAGCCTGATCGGCAATAACCACTTTATTGAGTTTGGCGCGATACCGTTCATTAATCAGCCCGCCACTATCCGGGTTAGGAATTGGCAGTGTGCCGCCGCCATCCCCCACGGCCATTGCAGTAAAGCCGACCGGGTTTCCTGTCAGGGCTGCGTCCGCCAATTTTTGTGCGCCGAGTTCCGTGATGACTGCACCGAATTTACGCATTAAAACCTCCGCGGCGGCTATACCAAAATAACCACATATCAGCCAAATATCCTGCAAGGAAGGGAATGTCTGAGCCTGGGATTGGCCCACCCTGGGTGTTTTCCAGGAAACCACAGAATCGCCCTGGGTAGCCGGGCTGCGGCCCCCATTCGGTTTTAAATACATTCTCCCAAATGGCTTTTGCTGCGTTTGTCGTTGAAACTCTATCCGCGCACAGCAGAATATAAACAGCATTGAGCCAATGCGTTGTTTTTCCACGGCGGGATTCTGATGCGTTCATATCAATGTCGCGCAGGGCTCCCTGTCCTGCGGTGGCGATCAGTGAGAACGTGAAGCTGCTAAGGCTGGTTAACGGCGTTCTCCCGATCAGTGAACATGATGACAGATAGAAATACGACGCCCAAAGCGTGTAACTCATCCATAGATCATGTGTCGGGCGGTTGTCGTAACCATCGCCCAGGAGATTTTCGATAAACACATAATTTGTGCTCAGAATGCTTTCCATCGATTCAAATAACGCCAAATAACGGCCATCGGTATCAACACCGGCATAAATTGCGAGTGCAAGGAATCGCATGCCAATGGCACCCGCATTTGATGGCGGGGTGTAATTCTTGAAGCTGCCATCCAGCGGAGTCAGTTTCACTGTTTGAGCATCAGCGGCGGTGATTAACGCATCCCCCATACTGATTAGCTGGGATTTTAGTGCTGAGGTGATATCCGTATTCCCCTCCAGCTCAGCCTGTCGATATATCCATTCCATCGCGATGATGGTATCAGACGCAGCCCATTGCAGGAGTAAGTTCCCAGACAGATACCGCTCCCCCATGTTTGGCGCGTTCCATAGAATGCCGTAGGATTTCCACTGCCTATATTTGAAATCCTCAAATATGTCGTTCAGGGTGCGCATTCCGTAGCGGATATAGTTGTAAATATGCGTAGCGTATGGCGTCCACGCCCTGCGGTTGTCTGGAACACCCCACGAGCCACCGATCCCCGTCGCGGCTGGTGTATCTAAAAACTCCAAAATAGCCTCTGACAGCTCACCCGCCTGCGTGGTAATGGATTTTCTTACCTGACTTGGCCACATTCCCTCACCGAGATAACCAACGGGTCGGTTATTGTTTCGCGTTGCAATGGCTGTTGGATCGGCCAGAGTTTCATTAAAGTCGAGCCAGCTTTCAGATGACCATGCCCAGCCACGCTCTATCGGCCAATTTAAAAATGAATAATCATTTTTGACCTTATAACGCCAACCGAACGCGAATTCAGCAGCGGCCAGGTTGTCGAGCGCGATATTGTCATAATAGGGGCGAGTGGGGCCCCATTTCGTGCCGTCCCTGTGCTGATCATGCACGCAGTGGATCAGGCTAACAGAGTAGGGATTGACTGCATCCCGAGACACAGCGGCACGCCGCTTATAATCCAGATTGTAACCGGAGGGATCGCGGGTGAGGTACGTTGTTTGGATGCCATACAGGACGCCTTCAGGTATCGCCTTCAATGCAAGAAACTTGCTGTAGACACGAACTCGGCCTGATCTGAATATGCGATACACCGTGATCATCTTCAGCGAACTTTCTTCAAGCTGACCGAGGGCCGGGTTATAACCACTGACTTCTACTTCAGTGAATACCGGCCCTGAATTGATGACACGGATAGACACACCCAGCCGATGCTGGCTTGATGATGGCGTGTCATTGATTAACGTCACAAAATGCGTTGAATGACGGATAAACTTATTAACGCCATTTTTGTACACTTTGTTTAATGTATATCCTGTCTCACTTGAAAAAATATATTTCACATCGCCAACATCCAATGAAAGTGACGTACTGTCATGCCATTTGAGATGTGGGTAATCATCGGTAACACGCTGGCGTGGGAAACTGCTTGATTGCAGGTCATAAAACTTTTGCTGACCACTTGGCAAGGAGTCTTCAAAAAGTATTGAACCGCAGGCAAGGGAGCCGTCTGTGTGATATGACATATTCAGTTGTTTGCGAAGATTGATATGATCCTCACCCGCGAACTGGCAAGGATACTCATTGCCATCCTTATCCGTTAAATATAAGGCTTCTGACATTGTCACTTCACCCGGTTTAAACTTAACACGCAGCTCGACGGGGTAATTTAAAAAATCCTGACTGCATTCGTTCTTTGTATCGGCCACACGACGCGCCGACGCACCGCCGATAATCTTTTTATTTTTTGGCGCTTCAGTGATTGCAGCATTAAAGTAAATGTCAGCGCCTGCATTCGTATTAAATATATAGTTCCCGCGGGATATCCGGCATCTAAACAACGATGAGACGTCATCATAAGATTGGGTGTTATTGATATTGCTATCCGCTGGGTAGACCAAAAAAACGCTATTTTTAGCTATTTGGCTGAGATAGGCCAGGAGCCCGTAACTATCGGAGGTGCTATAGCCAGCCTCGGTCACTTCCTTCGTGGTTAGCACGAATTGGATCACGCCGGGGGTTTGGTGATTAGATACGCCACGCTCTGTCGCCGTCGCCACACTGCTGTAGTTGGTTGATAAAAACACACCGCTCATGTCATGGATCTGCTTCATATCCGCGCTGGGTGTAAATTCGTAGCCGACGGGCAGGGCGTAGCGCACACGCACAATGCTATCACTGACCTCCGCGACGACCGGGTTTGTCAGATCCGAAAAATTGAGTTTGTTAAAATTCGTTTTTAATACGCCATCACGGAACATGCAACCAGGCGGCAGGAACCAGCGATGCACTACGCGCCCCGCCAATGAAACGTTCAAATACCACGCCGTAAACCGGCTAATGTCGTTCAGGGATAATGACGAGAGTGTTAACAGACCGGCACCAGGCGAATTTATACTGTCACCGTCCTTTGTCGCACTTTCAAAATTGTCCTGGCTGTATTGGGCGTCATTCAAACAATTGTCTAACCACGATTTTAACGTGGTTATCAGCGCCTCTATGTCGTCTTTGCCCAGCAACGTTGAAACTGCAGTAGCACTGCCGTTTTCATTCAGGTAATAAATCACGCCCTGACCCGAGCCTTGCACTACCCGGAATATTTTCCCTGCCTCTGTTTTTGCCAGCCCCGCGATGGTGCCGTCTGGATCTTCGGCAGTTTTATAAAAGGTGAGTTCGTTAAAGTCGACGCCGCCCTCAACCAGGGTTTTCAGATAAAGTGTGCGCGCCGCAAGCTGCTGCGCTTGCATGTTGGCTATCCCGCCCCGGCCGCCTTTAACTTCGTCTGCGCGCGCGATCTGATAAATCGCATCCACCCATTGCGGTGACTCGGTTATGTTTGTCATGTTATTCCCCGGAATAGTAGTAGTTGCCGTCGTAATGCGGCATGCCGTCGTAATGAATGCTGTCATTAGGTTGATAATTAGCCGGGTATACCGTGATGATATTTCCGTCGTTTATCGCAGCGGCGATATAAATGCCGCCAATTGTTCTGGTTGATATCGATAATTGCGCCAGATGCCGACTGACTGGTTTGGCATCGCCAATTAGCCGCTCCAACTCGTTTACAATTTCTTCGGTGATCCCGATTTCCATCACGTCAATCGTTAAACGAAAAGTTCCAGCAGGGTCGGCAACCTCCCACCATTCTTCGATCGTCATGGTGTACCCCATGTTCTCGATCACGCGATTAATTGCCGCGACTGTCCCTTTCCGTCGGTGAATGTAAAAGGCATCTTTAACGGCCTTGCGCTTTTCTGCTGCTGGCCATTTTTCATCCCACCTATCGACCGAAAAGGCCCAGGCAAGGTAGGGCAGAAAAACAACCGGGCATTTGTCCGGGTTCCACAGGTCGCGTAGAGGCACATTCAGATCGCTAACCGCAGCGCATGATTCCGCTGCTCTGCGCTCAAGCGCAGAGGAGCCTGGCGGCAGGAGGCTACTCATCCGATCCACCGATTGCAATGCGAGCATTTGTGCAGTTGGCGGCCTGTGTTTTGTCCAGCACAACATCGGCAGGCGGGCTGTTCAGCTCTGCACGTTGCACACCCTGGGTGTGCAACGCGGCGTAAATTGCAGTTAGGCGAATGTCACGGCCAAGGCGGCGCTGCTCGTTAATGTAGGCGTTCAGGCGTTTTTGTGCGTCAGCAAGGATTGGCTCCCGCGCCGGCCCCGGATAGACATAAAGCACGGCGTCAATCTCATAGTTGATGATGCTGGCAGATTGAACCGTGAGGCGATCAGCTACAGGCCGTACCGCCTGATCGTTAAGTGCGGCGTCCACTTTCGCCAGCAGTTCAGGGGAGGCCGTTCCGTCCCCTTCGCGAGAAAGAATAGTGACAGTGACCAGCGCCGGCGCAGGGCTAATTGCTGATGCGTCGGCAACCGTTCCATCTGCGCTCAGTGCGTGGAACTCATAGGCGCCGGTTGGTCCTGCGACGCTCATTCCCTCAAACGCTGCCGGGATACGCTGGCGAAAATCTGCATCTGATTCCATTACCGCTTCAACTGGCGGAATGGCTTCGCTGTCAGCCGGGGTGATCATCAGCCGCGGCGTGTTGTTGTTGGCGCCAAGCTGGTCGAGGTCGCCACCGATGGCATACGCCACCATTACGGCTTTTGCAGCCTCGTTGATGCGCTGGCGCAATAGCACTTCTCTATAAGCATTCTCCTGCAGCAACATCACGATCGGCTCGGATTCCAGCTCCAAGGTGCGTGCTATGGCCTCGCGCTGATCGTCAGGATAGAGCTCAAGCAGGCGCACCTTTCTTTCCTCAAGCAGGTCTTCAAAGCTCAGGGTTTCCACTACCTGGGGCGGCGGCAGCTGCGAAAGGTCGATCACGCTCATGATGCTCTCCCGTAAGGAATTGAAATATTGATGCTCGCCGTGGTGTCGTTCCTGCTGCCGGAGACGTCTACGATCATTTGGCCGTCAATCTGCGTGGTCACAGTGACGGCCGTCAGTGATACGCGCGGTTCCCAGCGGTTGATAGCGCTGTATGCTGCGGCCATCAGCTGCAATCGGGTTGTGTCGTTTTGAGGCTGATCGATCAGTTCGGACATCAGCGAGCCGAACGGGCGCCGGGTGATCCTGCTGCCGATTGGAGTCAGCAAAATTTTGCTGATTGATTGACGAATGTGATCGATATCTTCGACGGCTCGGCCGCTAATGGTATTCATGCCCTGGTACATCATTTCACTGGCCCTCCCGATTCTTCGTCGCCTTTCTTCACCCCACTATGCGCATGCTCATCAACGATGACGCCATTAGATGTGAATTGGCCGCCGCTGTGGGTTATGTCGCCTGTCATCGTCCCGCCATCAGTGACTGATAGTTGAGCCGTTTCCAGCAACTGAGTGCATGTGACTTTTGGTGTTTCCAACCTGATCCCTGTCGCCGCCTTAAGCAGCGCTGTTTTCACACCCTCCACGGTCAGGGCGCCAGTTTCAGGGTCATAGCTGAACCTTGCACCGTCGGGGAACTCCGCAACCAAGGCACTCTCCGAATCCGAGGGGGCCGAGTGAGCGTCCGAAAAAATAGCCGGCAGAACAAAGGCTGTTGTCAGCTCGCCGGCCATACTCAAAATCAGCACCTGCTCCCCGACTGATGGCGCCCACCATGTGCGCGCACTGCCTGCGCGCATGGTCAGCCATTTGAGCGGCGTGGTTTCAAGCGCTCCGGTTTGCACACGGCATAGGCCGTTCTCTGTATCGACCTCGGAAATGGTTCCGATTCGGATCAGATTTGTGAGCAGGCGTAGGAGTTCAGAAAGTTGTGTATTCATTGGCACAGCCTGCCATGCGCGCGGCGCGGGCTGCATGTTGCGGGCATTGTGTGGTGTCTGGCACAAGTGGCCGATTCGTGCAAATCGATTTGCGTCTATGTTTGCCGGCATGGCCAGCACAGCCGAAAACGACTGTGCTGCAGGTTATTTGCTGAGGTGTTCGATCAGGATGTCACCGACGGCAGTGATGGCTGGATTATTAAGTCCAAATAATTGGCGGGCGTCGTACTTCACGGTTGGACCGCGCTTACTCACTTTGTCACGCAGGCCGTAATGGTGCACGCGCGCAATGCGCATAACGCTGCCGGCAAAGTAAACGGCGGCTTCGTCTGCCGTAGTTGCTGTTTTCATAAAGCGAGTGGTCTGCAGCTTGCTAAACATTTTCCTGCGTATCCGCCCCTTTTTGCTGCGGCCTTGCGGTTTTCGCTCGGCGTAGGGAGTTCCGTCCGGGTTGCGCTGCTGGCTGATCTGCAGTCGCTGGCGGCGGCGCAATTCATTAGCCCACTGGCGAGTTAACTTTTTCCTCGCCGCTGGGGTTAGCTGTGAGGCGAGGGCGGCCAGCCAGTCTTCAATCTGAATAAAATCACTCATTGGGCGCCCACTGATCGGCGTAAGGGGGTTCCGGCTCAGGGACTGCCTCTACAACCATTTGCCCCCCAGCCTCTTTCACGATCACGCGCTCTGTTAGCTTCAGGTTTATGCTGATGTCACAAGTGGTGTTATTCAGAATATCCACTTCAAACGTGAAGCCCTTATCTCTGCCGTCTGGGTTTGCCATGATGTCCGGCTGGTTGCGGCGAAGCCAATACAAAATCACTGCGTTCAGCAGGTTTTGGTCTGCTGAAAAGTCGGTTATCACCAGGTTGAGGGTGTACTGGTATTCGAATGAAATGGTTGGCGCCAGGCTGGAAACAACAGCCCCCTCATCAACAAAGATATGCAGTTTGTCCGGGTTTTTCCCCAGATATTCTATCCCGTCAGAGAGGGCTTTTCTCAGTGATTCCGGCTTGTTCATCGCTCTTTTCCTGGCATTGAATGATGGTATCGACCTGATCGGCACACATCGCCCAGGCCGCCTCTACACGATTCTTTTCTCGCTCCAGGTCCCCGTTGGTGAGCGGGTTACTGGCCGGCAGCTGGCAGGCGATCAGCCTCGGACAACCAGTCGCGATAAGCCGCACCTCCGGTGATTGCCGGCCGGGCGTGCAGGCGCACAACATCAGGAGGCAAGCGGCTATCAGCCCAGGCTTTAAGCTCTGCATTTTCACGGTACAACCCCGCAATCAGATTTTCACGTTGTGACAGAAGGGCGGCCGTGTTGGTCATCTGCTGACGTAACTCGGCCTGCGCCCGGTTGTTGCTACTGGCGATCAAGCCCAGGGTTATCAGCTCGGCATTTTTAGCTGATAGCTGCGCCTCCATTCCTTCGATGGTTTTTCCCTGGGCCTTGATGGTTACTTGCTGATCGCTGACGGCTTTTTTATAGGTGTCTAATCTCCAATTTTTCCACCCTAACGCCGCGGCGAGCGCCAGGACGATGGCGGCCATGATCAACCAACTGCGTGGTATGACGGCGGTCATGCCAGCGCCCCGCCATAACTGACGTATTTTTTCAGAAGGGTTTCAAGCTTGTGTTCGGGCTGGCCATATCCGGCACCCGGCAGACTCGCCCAGATATTGCGGCACTTTTTCAAGGCCAACTCTATCCGTCCGGCGTTGATGTCAGCCAGGGCGCCGCGCTCGCGGATTAGTTGGATGGCCCATTTATCTTGTGATACCGGCCCAAAGTCTGGCAGCTTCAGTGCGGCGCGGTAATGGTCCCAATCCCTGATTAAAAACTGGTAGCCACCTGATGCCGTGCTGCGCTGCCCGCGATTGTTAAATACCTTGCCAGGACGGCCGCCAGCGAACGGGTGATCTCGATAGCTGGAAAAGGTTTCTGCCTTACCGTCGATGCCGGTCACGATCACGTTGTAGCCGTCGTCCGACCTGGCCAAAAGCGTGGCGCCAATTTCACTGAATCGTAGCGTGTCCAGATAGGCGTTAATGTTAGGAGTGGTGGTGATGCGGGCCATTTTTCCCCCTGGCTTTTTGCTTGGCTGGCACCCGCTCTTTTGCAGCGGGCGGTGACGGGATGATCGCCATGATATTCCCGCGGGAACGGGTGACTGCCATCAGGATCATGAAACTGAAAAGGGCAGTTAGCGCCCCCGACTGCGGGAAACGACCAAACGCGGAAAAAATTGGCACGGCGGCGCAAATCATTATCACGACGTATGCGACACCGCTGGCCCACGGTTTATGTGTTGCCCCTTTGCGCTGAAAAGCCAGCAGACGGCCGGCAATGAGCAAGCAAATGATCGACGTTATCCAATGCATGGTTATTTCCCCCTGAATATGCGGAAAATCGGGCTATCCCCGTCCAGCTTCTGCAAGGCAACCAATAAGATTTTGATGGCCACACCTGCGGCGACAAACGCGCCAGCGCCCAGCTTGACCTCAACATCCAGCCCGGTTGCTTTCTTCAGCAGCGCGGCCGCTATCGGGGCGAACAGGCAACCGGCAATAAAGCTGCTTATCCATAGCGCGCCGCGTCGCTTCAGCGTCAACTCCTGCGACGCCAACACAAACAATGAGGCGCCACCAAAGGCGCCGAGGACAATTGGCGCGGCATCGCCAGATAAGACGGAGAGAAGCGTGATCCCGCCAAATGCGAATAAAGTGGTGCCGCTTGTTACTGGTTCGCCCATGACATCAATCCCAAAGTTGAATAATTTGCTGTGTGGGTGTCGGCGCAATATCCGGCATTTCTACCGGCGTGCCGTGCGGAATAAATGGCCCGATTTCTGCCAGGCCTGGATTGGCCAATAAGACGACTTCGGATAGCCCCGCGGTGCGGCCATAGTGGCGCCAGCACAACTCATCAACGGTGTCGTTTTGGTGGGCTATCACTTTCATCAGATCAACTCTACTGTCATGTGTTTTTCGCCCTGGATCAGCCGCATGGCCCAACGAGCATCCCGCCAGAGCTCATCTATGGATTCGTCCATCTCGTCGGCTCGCTTTCCTCCGGCTCCAGTTGCATCAAAATCGCGATATCGCTCGTTTAAATTGGCCTTTGTGATGCAGTACACCGCGCGGCTGTAGTGCTGAAGCAAAACGCTTTCGTCGTCCAACTTTTCTGCCGGCACATTTTCCAGAGCGGTAAAACCGGCGGCCTGCTGCGCCTGTCGCCACAAGCTCAATTCGCCATTCACTTCCGCGATGGCATTCAGCGCCGCATGGCGCAGGCGTTGCGGGGTGATTGTTCCATCGGTCCTGATAGATTCCTGCAAATCGGACAGATCAACATCTGGCCAAAATTGCGTGTTTTTGATTACCTGCTTTTCCTCGCCGGGCTGGCCTGGCGCCACAAATTTCATGATCAAGGCTCTCAATGGGTGGGCGGTGGACGGGCGTATTGATGCGGTATAAAACCTGTCGCAACGCCCGTGCCGCCCCGCGCGTGGGCACGTTCGGTTTAGCCGTTCTCGGCCTTCTTCAACTCGCGTTCGAGTCGTTCAATGTCTTTTTTCACACCAACCCGCTCATGCAACTGGAAGGCGCGGTTTAACTGATTAAGCGCTAACTCAGGCTGTTCGTTATCGCGCAACCCGTACCCCATGACTTTGTGCAGTTTGGCGCGCACCTCATCCGGCATGTCGTGGTCTTCGATCAGGCTCATAAGGCGCGTCAGGATGGAGAGATTTACCGGCTGCTTGGCGTCGTAGGCTTTCAGGGCGCTATCCGCGATCTCTTCGGCTACTGCGCAGGCGGTTTGACGTGCATATCGGCTTGGCATGACCAGGCCGTGTTTGAGCGCGTACTCCGCGATGTCGATGGCGCCGTTGTAATCGCCGGCGTCGATGCGCCAGACCATCACATGCATGATGACGTCATCTTGCGCACCCATGCCGGTCTGTAGCACTCCTGCCACCCACGGAGAGTAATGGGGGAGAACCTCGCGCTTAACTTCGGCTTTTTTCTCCTGAGATTGCACCCGCTTCAGTCGTCGGCTGTCCTCTTCAATCTTCAGGAGCATCATTTCATAGCCATTGGCATGGCGGCTTAGAGCGCCGCCCTGGCGGGCGGCCTCTTTTGCTTGCACATAGACCATATGGCGCTGCGCTGGGCTCAGGGCCATCAGTTAGCCCCTTATTCGCCCGCCGGTGCTTCCGGCGCTGGCGCCGCAAACTTGCCGAGTTTGATGTTTTCGATCAGGCAACCACAGCCATAATCTTCAACAACATAGGCCTCGTTGACCGATTCGAAGTTTTCGATGCGGTCGCGTTTCGGGTTATCGATAATCAAACGGCGGCGGGTGTCTTCTTGCCAGTAGATGGACAGGTTATCCAGGCGGGTAATCAGCATGGCGTTGGCCGGGAAGAAGGGCGCGCGAACAGCCTGCAGGCCGCCCATGCGTTTCTGGCTGATAATCAGATCAGCGGCTAGCGCTTCGGTGTTTGGCTGCGACTGGTTCACCAACGGGAAGTACTTGTCCGCCAGCAGGCCTCGGCCGCAAATCACCACCAGATCGGTATCATCCTGGAACCACGGATCGATCAGGTTGTTCACGGCGTCCATCACCATAGCATCCAGGTTGGCAAAGTCGCCGTTCTCACCCACGCGGATCACGGGCGAAACTACGGCCCCTTCGTCATCCACGATTTTATCCATCACGCGCGCCGGGGCGTCGGTGCGGTATTTCTGCGGCCACCCAATGTTAACGTCTTGCAGTAATGGGTTGGCGGTTCGGTTCGAGGTCTTTTCGCGCTTCAGGCCGTTAAAGCCGATCATGATGCGGTCCAGCGCCTGGCGTAACACGATGGCGTCACGGATGCGTTTCTGGAAATCCTGGAACTTGGCCCACAGGTCCAATTTCCCGTAGTTGATTGAAGTGTCGAAGTTGGTTTGTTCGCACTTGTATTCGATAGAGTCCAAGCCGCTTGGATCTGTGGTCTCACGCTCTTTGGTTGAGGTGTCAGTGGTGCTGGCAATCGTTGTGCCGACACCCAGCCCCAAACGTTGACCTGATTGCTCTGTCACCTGGACAATATTGATCAACTGCAGGAATGCGGCGCTTTCCTGGATTTTGTTTTCCAGCTTTTGTGCGATAGATGGCTCTACCGCAAATTTAGTGCTGAATTCGACGGCTACACCGTTCAACTCACCCAAGGTGGTCAGGTAGGCGTTAAATTTAAATCGCGTTTCATTGCGCATAATCGGTAACTCTCCGTAATCAGTTTTTTATGCCCTATGGGGGATGCCGTGGCCCTGCGTTTAGCAGTCGGTTTTTTCGCCGCTGCTTTCACCGCCGCCGCCAGGTGTTATCGGGCGAAACTTCGGATTGCGGTCCTGCTTGCTCAGGTTGGTCTGCAGGTCGTTAAGTTGCTTGCTCAGTGCGGTGATCTGGGTTTCCAGTGCAGGCACCTTTTCAGCAGTGATGTTGAGCTTGGCGACGCTATCGCCGAGGTTCTGTACCTCGCCGGCAACCAGCTCCACAGCCTGATTCACGTCAGAAAAGCGGGCGTCGTCATTGGCGTTACGCTTGGCGAACATTGCAGTAATGCGGGTCAACAGGCCGGGCTTTTGGTCTTCCTGCTCCACAAATTCGATCAGGGCTTCTTCTGCTGCGGTAAAGAGGTTGTCTTTATGCTGCTTGCGATTAGCCAGCGGGTTTGCTGATGCGGATGCACTGAAGGCGAGGTATTCGGTCCCCAGGCTGGCCGGGTCGTCGGTCACGGCCAGGCCGATCAGATAGGCTTCGCCCGTATCGGCAAATTTCGGGTTCACCTCGATCGAGGTGTAAACCTTTTGCGCCTGCTTAACCATTTCGACCAGGTCCGCGGTTGGTGCGATGTCGCCATAAAGCGCCATCTTCCCGGCCAGTGGACCTTCGGTAATTTCCTCCGCTGTCAGGCCGGTTACATCACCGAAACGACGGAAGGAGCTATCTGGATGATATCCCTTGATGTGTTCCAGATTTACCCGCGCGCCATAAACGGATGGGTTGTAGTTCTTGGCCATCTGCGTCAGCCATTCGCGGCTAATGTTGCGGCCGTCGGTTGTCGCACCCTCTACGGCAATACGAAAACGCTTTGATTTAAGTGTCATTAGTCTGTTCCGGTCAGTGTCGGTAATCGGTCAGGCTTATGGTTGCGGCGAATAGGGAGGGGAGACAACGAAAGGGCATTGTGTGGTGTTTGGCACAATGGCCGGGAAAGGATGGCGGCGCGGCCGGTCGGTAGTCTGGCGCCATGACAACGACGACGCTCAACACCGATCTTGATCCCCGCAGACAGGCGATGTTCCTGTACTTTCAGGGGTTACGCATATCCCGCATTGCTGAAATGCTGGGAGAGAAGGCTGCAACAGTACACAGCTGGAAGAAACGCGACAAGTGGGGGAGCATTGGCCCGCTTGAGCAAATGCAACTTACCACAACAGCGCGCTATTGCCAGCTGGTGATGAAGGAGCACAAAGAAGGGAAAGACTTCAAGGAAATCGACCTGATCGCCCGCCAGGGGGAGCGGCTTGCCAGGATCGGGAAATTCAATAGCGGCGGCAATGAAGCCGACTTAAACCCGAACGTTGCCAACCGCAACAGCGGCCCGCGCAAGGCGCCCGAGAAGAATGTTTTCAGCGATGAACAGACGGAAAAACTGTCCGAAATTTTCCATGATTCTCTGTTCAAATATCAACGCAACTGGTTTGAAGCCGGCGCCAAACACCGCATTCGCAACCTGCTGAAGTCCCGCCAGATCGGCGCGACTTTCTACTTTGCGCGCGAAGCCCTGATCGATGCCATCACTACAGGCCGAAACCAAATCTTCCTGTCAGCGAGTAAGGCGCAGGCGCACGTTTTCAAGCAGTACATCATCGAGTTTGCCCGCGAAGTGGATGTTGAGTTGAAGGGCGACCCGATGACCCTCGGCAACGGCGCGTGTCTCTACTTCCTCGGCACAAATGCCCGCACCGCGCAGAGTTATCACGGCAACTTGTACCTTGATGAATATTTTTGGATCCCTCGCTTCCAGGAGCTGCGCAAAGTTGCCTCCGGCATGGCGCTGCACAAGAAATGGCGCCAGACCTACTTTTCAACGCCGTCGAGCCTTACCCATAGCGCCTACCCATTCTGGTCCGGCGCCCTGTACAACAAAGGCCGCGCCAAGGCTGATCGGGTTGATATCGATCTCACCCATGCCAACCTGGCGCGCGGCGTTCTCTGCCCGGATGGCCAGTATCGCCAAATCATTACCGTCGAAGATGCAGTTAACGGCGGGTGCAACCTGTTTGACCTGGATCAGCTGCGGCTTGAATACGGCCCGGAGGATTATCAGAACCTGCTGATGTGTGAGTTTATCGACGATATGGCGTCGGTGTTCCCACTCACTGAAATGCAGGGGTGCATGGTCGATAGCTGGGAGCAGTGGGATGATTTCGAAGCGCTGGCCATCAGGCCTTTCGGGTATCGGCCAGTGTGGATCGGTTATGACCCGGCCAAAGGCTCTGCGTCAGGTGACAGTGCAGGCTGTGTTGTTGTGGCACCGCCAATGGTACCGGGCGGGAAATTCCGCATTTTGGAGCGCCACCAGTGGCGCGGCATGGACTTTGCCGCCCAGGCGAAAAGCATCAAGCTTTTGACCGAGTGCTACAACGTTCAGTACATCGGCATCGACTCCACTGGCGTTGGCCACGGCGTCTATCAGCTTGTGAAGCAGTTCTTCCCCGCGGTGCGGGAGTTTGTCTATCGCCCGGAGGTGAAAAACGCCTTGGTGCTGAAAGCCAAAGACATCATCACTCACCGGCGCCTGGAGTATGACGCCGGACACACCGACATCACCCAATCCTTTATGGCTATCCGCAAGGCGATGACCGCCAGCGGTAGCCGGCCAACGTATGAAGCCAGCCGCAGCGAAGAAGCCAGCCATGCCGATCTGGCGTGGGCAACTATGCATGCGCTGTTCAATGAACCGCTCGAAGGCGTCACGGCGGGCAACAGCAACATTGTGGAGATTTTTTGATGATTTATTCATTTACCCCTGAACAAACTTGCGCTCTGAAGCAACGCTCCGCTCTGCTTTTTGGGTATCAAAACAACTGGCTGGGCAATCCTAATCGCGTGCGCCATTACACAAAAATGCGCCAGTGTGGGGCTGATTTCAGCTTTTCCCTGGAAGCGCTGATCGATGCGATTGAGACGGGAAGAAATCAGGTTTTTATCGGCACATCAGAGGCCAGTACCAATTGTGCAAACCGTAAGTATATTGCCGGCTTTTCGCGCTCAGTGGGGGTTAGCATCCTTGGGATTGAAGGAACCATTCGGCTGAGCAACGGCGCGGCGATTTACTTTTTGGGCGAGGAAAGTCACTTTTCTTCCCTTTGTGGTAATGCTTACGTAAGTGAGTACGCCTGGGCCGATCACCCCCGCACACTTTTTGCGGTGGCAAGAGGGGTATCGATGCATTCGCGGCACCGACTGACAACATACACATCACCATCGCACAACGAAGAAGCGTTTAAAATCTGGGAGAAAATTAAACCGGAGGACAAGGAAACGCTAACGTTGGCTGACCATATTCGAGAATCAAACGCACTGTTTGACCCGGAAGAGATCGACTATCACCGCGATAATATGACCGCCGCCGATTTTCGGATGATGTTCATGTGCGAATGGCCACAATTTAAAACGGAGGCCAGCAAATGAGCAAGCGTCATAAAAAACGAGCATTACCGCCTGTGCACCTTCATAAACAAGCGGCTGGCGCTGCTGGGGTTGAGGCCTTCACCTTTGGTGATCCCGTCCCGGTACTCGACCGCCGGGAACTGCTTGATTACGTCGAGTGCGTGCGCATGGATAAATGGTATGAGCCACCGATCAGTTTTGATGGCTTGGCCAGGACGTTCCGCGCTACGGTTCACCATAGTTCACCGCTGTATGTGAAACGCAATATCTTGACCAGCACATTTAAGCCGCATCGCCTGCTGAGTCAGCAGGCCTTCAGCCGTTTCGTGCAGGATTACTTGGTGTTCGGCAACGCCTATTTGGAGTTACGGACCAACCGTCTCGGCGGCCCGATGGAACTTAAACCCTCCCTGGCGAAATATACACGCCGGGGCGTGGATCTGGATACCTACTGGTTTGTGCAGTATGGCCTGGGCGTTGACCCTTACCAATTCGACATCGCTAGCGTGTTTCACCTGCTGGAGCCTGATATCAACCAGGAGATCTACGGCTTGCCAGAATATCTGTCTGCGCTTAACTCGGCATGGCTCAATGAATCGGCCACTCTGTTCCGCCGCAAGTATTACCAGAACGGCAGTCACGCTGGCTTCATCATGTACATGAGCGACGCAGCCGCTAGCCAGACTGACGTGGATAATATCCGCAACGCTATGAAAGGTGCGCGCGGGCCTGGCAACTTCCGCAACCTATTCATGTACTCGCCGAACGGTAAGAAGGATGGCATCCAGATCATCCCACTGAGCGAGGTGGCAGCGAAGGATGAGTTCTGGAATATTAAAAACGTCACTCGTGATGACCAGCTGCACGCGCACCGCGTGCCGCCGCAACTGATGTGCATCGTGCCGGAGAACGCCGGCGGGTTCGGCAACGTGAAAGAGGCGAGCGAGGTGTTTGTTCGCAATGAGCTGATACCGTTGCAGCGGCGGATGCAGGAGTTAAACGCCTGGATAGGGGAAGAGGTGATCACCTTTGAGCCCTACGTTCTCAGCAGCGAAGATTAAGCCTCAAGCGCCAGAACCAAAGACCGCCATCGCCGGCGGTTTTTTTTCGCCTGCAGGATGAAAAGATCGACCTTCCAATAATAATAGCGCCCCAGAATATTATATGATTTTCAACCCTCAATAGCTAACCACACCTTTTTTTTCCTCCCCCTGATACCCCGTATGGCTCCTGTGCGGCTCATAGTGAGCCGATGAAAATAATTTCATCTGTAGTTGTCTTTTCGATTTCGCGGCCTCAACGGCCCGCCTGTATTGGTGCTGACATGCATCCAGACGTCGGCGCGCGCAATCGTAGCCCCGCCACGCCTGCCCGCTTTTTGTATGGGTTTTCATGCAGGTGCCCGAATACAGAAGGGCGCGCCATTACTGGTGCGCCCGGCTGTTTTAGATCCTTTTTTGATCGTGCGGATTCATGCAGCATAGACATGCATTACGCGGATTCGTCAGCTGTCTTGCTTAGTCGCTCGCTGAGATCTGGAAGTAGTGCGCGGAGTTCGGCCAAGGGATTTGCAATTTTGCCGATCTCGCTCTTCATCCTGCTTGAATTTGTTGTAGGTTTCAGTATCGAAAAATGACAAAGTTTCAACCTCATCTTTCGGTACGAGAACCCTAAAGTCACTAATGTTCAAGTGTGATAAACCACCAATTACACCGCTTTCTAAATAATGAGCGTGATAATTTGTTGTGATATTGATGGTCAGATCATCTTTGTGACGGTGGCCACTAAGCATCGGCAGAATTTCCAGATGATCTGACATGCCGTGCTCAAGAGCGGGACAGGTTACTAAACCTACGTAAATCTTACGGGAGGATAGGGTAATAATGATTGGGAACTGACGGGCGGAAGCCTCCATAAGCATTGCTTCGAACGAATTATTACCAACGGCTTTTGCCAAAGCATCCCATCGCCGATCCCCTTTTGACGTTTTCCTTTTACTCCACCAACCACAGAGCGCGGAGAGTGATATAGATATCACAACCCAGGCCATTTGCTTGATCTCGTTATTCCTCTGAGCTTTATCTGTTGTCGTTGAAACAACGCCATTAAAACTGTCTGTGGTGAGGTGTAAGATCTTGGCTACCCAGCGGAATACACCGGTGGCGTTCAAGATGAAGCATAAGAAACCGCCGACCAGGAAGAACACAATTCCCCAAGCAGCGACAAAAAAATAAGCGTCCCAGCCATTGGAACGCTTATATCTATATCTTGTTGATAATGAAAGGTTTACAAAAATAAACCCACTTACCAATATCACTGAAAGCAGAATTGTTGCCATTATCTTCTTCTGTTGTATTTTTGTACTTTAATCGTTGCCAGCTTATCCATCTGGTCATTAATGGCCTTGATTGTTTCTTCATTAGAAAGGTCGACAGAAACGAATCCATCTTTGCTCAAATTGAGCTTTTCTTTGTTTTCTTTGAGGATTTTAGCAAGCCTTTCTGTTGGGTTGCCGAGCCTCAGTGCCGCTAGCGTTGTCATAACCCCCCTCCTTAAATGGCGCAACATTATACAGATTGCGCAGTGCTCCTACAAGAAAAATAGCCATTTACTCTTCAGACAGGTAAATCGGCTATTCGTTGCACTGACTTAACTTAAGTCGACTTCATTGAGTATTGCAAGCCTTTTCGGCAACTTCATCAATGATTCATATTGTATTTATAGTAGGTGTTTAACCCATATTCACCTTCGTCTAGAATGCGCCAAGCGTCCTGGTAGTAGTTGATGTAATCGTTAGCCTGACTCGGTGACCAGTCAAAGCCGACCTTTTGCAGTTCCCTCAAAAAATCGACAACCGCAACGGTCCATCTTCCGGTTGGTTTTCTTTTTCTGGCCAGTTGAAAAGCCCAAGCTTCGTCGCCACGCCGCGCCATAATTTAGCCCTCGTCTGCGTTGTAAAAAATTCCGTCGTAGTCTTTTTCTGGTAGAACCTCGCTGGACAGATCGATGATCATGCCCAAGGCAAGTTTTAAATCAGAAGCATGCCGCGGGGCGATAAGGGCAAGCTCTGCAATAAACCGAACGCGCGTCAAAGTTTGTTTTTGTTTTTCAAGTGATTCCATCATTACCTCCAGATGGTACTGTATGCATGTACAGTATTATATTGAGCGCTTTCCGAAACCTCGTCAAGACTCTATGTTAATGAATTTATTTCATTCGCATGTATTTCCATCACTTAACTACTTTTTAGTCTGTTGTGCCAACAACCAATAAAAAGCCCCGTCAGTTTTGGCTGGGGCTGAAATGCAGGCATCTATGACCGATGTTATTTCCCTCGGCGCCCGTAAAGTCGCCCGTTCGCATCTGCTCTGAAATAGAACGCGCCGATCTTCACTGTTCCTCCAAGCAGCAGGCGATCAACCTCTTCAATCCCTGGGTTTTTTCTGCCGGCGGCGTTTAACTCCTGCGCTATTTTTTCCCGCTGCTTATTGCCTTCTTTTTCCATCTGTTTCAGCAGTTGATCGCGCTCTCCGTTTTGCCCGGTAACTTTTTGGCGCAACCTATTGAAACGCTGCATCAGTGCACCTGCCCCTACCGGCGCGCGTGCCGTGAAGACATCACCGCGGCTGTTGCCGTAGTAGTGATTACCGGCAATTTTCATCGTCATGCCTTTGGCCAGCAGTTGGCACTCAGAATCACTAATCTGAATGTTGGCAATTTCTTCTACTCGGCCCCGGATTTTCTCCATAGCGACAGCTGCGCCGGTTGGAACATTGGCGCCCTGTGGTCTGCTTATTCTTATTTTTGGGTTTCTGTCCCTGATTCTTGCTAGCACCTTCCGCCGTTCCTTGGCTGATAACTCGCCAAAATCGACATCACAACTGGCATAGTCGGCTTCGCCTATATCCTGCGGGGCCATACTCCCACCAGGATCTCCCGTACAGTTATTGACAGAACTCCGAGAGGGCGCAGGCGCGCCCTGAAGGTCAACCCCCAAAACCGGCGTTTTCTTCGGCACAATTTTCCATTGAATTACGCGGGTGATGATTGGCACGTCCTGGCCAACTGGCGGGGAGAAAACACCACGTACGCGGATCACGTCTTCGCCGTATCCGTTGGTTTCCTCCGCGGCCTCGTAATAGGTACGGACAACCAGATCATCTCGCTTAACAAACGGCCCGCCCTGGGCGTTGATATATTCCGCCCAATTGCCGACGTCGGCGGCGTCGTGGACAGCGGCAAACTCTACGCTAAGGCCAATCGCGGCCTCATGGTCGGCCATCCGGCGTAACTCGCGGTATACGGTTACCGGAGCGCCGCCAATGAATTGAAACTGACGAACACGCCAGCGCGCGGCCCAGGCGGACACGGCGGCGGCGGTTTCCTTGAGCGGCTTCCCGCTTTCGTCGTCCAGTTCTCCATCCAACTGATAGCCGTCGATGTTTTTGCTGATGTACTTCGCAACGTAACCGGTAGCGCTGCCCTGGTCAGGATCGATCTCTTCAGCATGGAAGCGTGCCTTGCGGGCCTTGGCAGAACTCAATTCCCGTACATCTTCCTGCGTTGCATAATCGCGCATGATTTCACGAACCTGGTCAACATCTTCAGGCTGCATAAACATCAGCATGTGCCAGTGTGGCGTGCCGTCGTGGTGAGGCTCGGCAACCCTGATCCCGAAAATGCGTAAATCTTCGCGGTGAAGTTTTGCGCGAATCTTTGACCAGACCGATCTCAGATAACCCTGCGTCTCGGCCGGGCTGGCGCCGTTCCATTTCCGATTGCGATGGCCGTGTTTGTTGGTGGCATGAAATTTTGACGGAGCCGTTATGGTGTAGAACTCGCCGACGTAGCCCAGATCGTTACAGATGTTCTCGAAGCCGCGGATGCGCACCATCAATTCACTGCGGCGGATCGCGGGATTCGCAACGCTGCCATCATATTTATCGATCAGGCTTATACGGTTGCCGGCTTCGTCTTCAAGCTCCATCCCCTTTAAAAACTCGCGGGTGCGTCGCTTCTGCTCGCGCCACTCGGTGATCGCCGTTTTGCTGGCGTATGGGTTGGCTTTTTTGCTGACGTTGGCCAGCGCAATATTCAAGTGCTCGCGCCATTCTGCAGAGGTGCGGCGCAAACGGTTGAGCCACCATTGCGGCGACAACATCCGGAATACGGCAGGGCCTGCATCTTCTTCGCTGAAAAAGCGTTTATTCAGCTTTTCCCACAGTGGCGGTAGTTGGCGAAAGTCGCGAGTGATGAGCCCGGCACGGCGGTATAGCAACCACATTGCCTTCAAATCACTGCAACCGGAACATTGCTCTGCGACCAGGCCCAACTCCTGCGCAATAAATGCGGCGATATCCTCGGCCAGCGCCTCAACATCACTTCGGGACATATCCGCAAGGTGATTAAACCGCGCCATATACCTGGTGTTGTCCGCCGTCATTTTTGATATCCGGTATTGCTTATTGACCAGTTCCAAGCGTGGTAATGCGCGCTTAACAAAATTCAGCGTCAAATACGCATGGGCTCGCTGGATCCCCTGAGATTGCTCAAGTTTGAAGAAGTGGGAGTTAACCTGGCGCTTTACCAGGTCAGGTTGGCTGTTCAGGTGTTCAAAGGCGGCGGCGAGATCGGCATTAATGCGATCCCGCTTTTTCTGTTCTTCCGCGCTGACGAATGGCGAGCCGACACCTTTTCTCGGTGCGTTCCATGAATATGCCCATTCAAAAGCAGGCTCGCCGCTGCCCGAAAAGGGCGGCGGCGGGGTGGGGGCTTGGCGGCCACTGGAATTTTTAGCCATGCGCGGTGGCCTGATACTTTATCAACGCTGTAAAATTATCCATAATCATGCCGTTACACACGCATGCAAAAGAAATGAATAAAATACTTAATGACGTAGAAAAGCTGAGCGTTGAAGAGGTCGATGCAAAGCTGAAAACTTTGGAGTTAGTCGTTGCTGCGCAAGGTGCAATGATTACTGCGTTATTGAAAGAATTAACGTCAAAATCCCCATCCTCATTAGCAGTAATAACAGATATTGTGCGAACCGAAATTGCTCGTTTTACTGAGCCTGAAAGTGATGAGCGGGCAGTGGTCCACCAATCTGCTAAGAAGGTGTTTGATAGCGCATTTGAAACTTCGCAAACTCTTAATTTGATCAAAGCTTCTTCCTCACACTGATTGTTTCACCCGGGCCGATCCTCTTCGTAATCTCTACGAGGTTTTCAGCTCGGTACTGCTTACCGTTTTGCATCATCACGAAATGCTGGCCCTCATTAGTTGTTGAGGGGTGGAAGTAAGCGACGTCTTTATGTGAAATAACGTATTCACGGCCATTACAACTGAATGTAAAAACGCTACTAGGCTTGATTGTTGTTACATTGTTCACGCCGTAATCCCTCCCATCGTTGCGATGATTTCGCCGACACGCCCGCGCCCATCACTTTTGCAACTCACGGAACGCGGGGCGGTGATGTGGTGGATCTCAAACTCGTCATAACACTGCAGCGCTTCGGCGACATCGCTGTTTGAGGCCACAACGTGACAACCGCGCGCGGCGGCGGCACGCAGCGAGTACATCAGGTTGTACTGATGCAGTTCGCCAAAGCCTTCAGTGTGGTAATCGGTAAAGCCGGTTGTCTTCGTCTTAGGCATGTATGGCGGATCGCAGTAAATGACATCGCCGGGCGCTGCCATTTCAATGCTTTCGGTGAAGTCACAGCATAGGAAAACGGCGTTTTTCGCTTTCTCGGCGAAGGCGTAAATCTCTTTCTCTGGGAAATAGGGATCAACAACCTTGCCGTAAGGGATATTGAACTCCCCGCGGCGGTTGTAGCGACACATGCCGTTGTAGCCGTGGCGGTTCAAGTAGAGGAACTTCGCCGCGCGCATGATATTGCTGACTTCGATGCGGAGGTTGAAGCTGGCACGGACCGCTAAATATCCTTCCTGGCCCTTGTGATTGGCAAACATCAACTGGCCAAGCACGATCAATTCTTCCGGGTGCTCTTTGGCCATGTTGTGGAAGTTGATCAGGTCGCCATTGATGTCGGCCAGCAGGTAGGAATCGAAGTCGGTGTTCAGGAAAACGGTAGCGGAACCCACAAATGGCTCCACCAGGCGGCGGCCTGGTGCGGTTGGCAGGTGTTGGCACAGGGTGTCCATAATGCGGCGCTTTCCGCCCACCCATTTCAACGCGGAATTCAGCATAACTACCCCCGGTAGTGGCGTGATTTTGTTTCGTGAAGTTCCTGGCAGCTGGCGCAACGGGCTGCACCAGGAACGGCAAGGCGGCGTGCCTCTGGGATCTGCGCGTCGCACTCTTCACAGAGAAAGGCGGAAGGGGCGGCCGGTTTCCGGCGCGCCTGTTCGATTTGAGCGTCCAGGATCAGCTGCTGGCGTTCCTGTTCGATGTCCATTGCGTCGGCCATTAGTGCAGCTCCATCGCCTGGTTTTGGATGAATTCGGCTTCGTGGCGCAGCAGCTCTACGGCATCGCGAAGGCTCAAATCCTTGGCGATGATGGAGTTGGCCAGATTTTCCAGCTTGGTGGACATCACCGAGGCCTGGTTCTTACGCTCATCCATGCGTGCGCGCTTCAGCATTTCTTCCAACTGGTAGGCGGTCTGATGTACAACTGAAACATCGTCGCCGGCGGCTGGATCGATACCAATGGTGATTGGCAGTTTTTGTATATTTCTCATTGTGGTTTTCCTTTCTTCAGGTAATAAAAAGCCCGGCGGGTTTACGCCAATTAATTTCTGGTCAGGTTAAAAAGTTATTTCTCTCGGCATGCTTAAATGCTTCGGGAATAAACTCACGACTGCGCGGAATTTATTCATTGCATCGACCAATGCTTTTTTCTCCTCACTCGTCAGTTCATTGAAATCCAGCCCGTGGCGCTCTTTCTTAATACCAGCTAAAAAGAAAATGGCGCTCAGAGCCCGGATGTTGCCTTTGTTTCGTGGATCGCTTTCGTCGCGCACGTCTGCCAAAAATCGATTTATTTCAGCGGTGCTGTCGCACTTGAAAACATCCCGGCGCAATTCGGCGATGTGCTGTAAACCGTCGGCCCGCTGGCCCGGCGTCAGCGGCACAGCGCGCGCAGTTTCAGTAAAAGCCATATCATGATTTACTCGTGATTGCTTTGTGACCAGCTTCATAAAGACACTCAGCCAGTACATCTGCCAACACAGATGTATCAGCATTGGCCAGAATTTTGCGCCACTGAGCCTTCGCTCTTACACTGTCCATGCACAACCCAAGTTGCATCTCAACGGTCATGCGGAATAACCTATACAAAGCGTCGTATTCATCTTTTTTTTCAGCAAGAGTAGGTGTGGTCATGTCCAAAAGCTCCAATATTGATTTGTTTAATGAAATAACAGGTAAGACATTGGCTTTTCTCTATGAGAATTTCCCACTTGAAAAGACCATTCGTATAAAAAATCTTATTGATGATGCCCCCATTGATGTGACGCTGGAAAACGGTGCCACAGTGCCAAGCAAAGAATGTGAAATCGCATTTGCAACAATAAAATGGCTTGTCGAAGCCGGATATATTTCTGCTAAAGGTCATCCATATGCTTCGTTTAGCGATGCAGTACTTACGGCAAAAGGCCTAGAGTTACTGAAATTGACGCCTGATTCATTGACGGAATCCTTCGGTGATACTCTTTTGGCAGCGAGTAAAGGAGCAGTGACTGAAGGCACTAAAGACGTCATTGGGCAAGTCACTTCCAAAGCACTAACCGCAGGTTTAAGTATCTTGTGGCAAGGCATTTCAACGCTTGGATCCTAAAAAATGCAAATACCTCTGATTTACGGCTCGCAACCTTTTCCTCTTGTTTTATCTCTAGTCGGCACTGCACTGGGTGCCAGCGTTGACCGTTCTTGAGTTCTAACCAACCGTGGCCAAAGTGGCGGAATTGACTTTGCTGCTTGAGCAGGGGAGCAATAGAAATTGGCATCATGTTCACCTCAGCTCATGCCCAGTGACGCGCCAACGGCGGTGATGGCATCAACGGTTGAGGCCATTGTCGGGGTGGCATGGATGCGGGACTGAATGGCAAGTCCTGCCAGCGTCATGTAACGAATGCCGGCATTAACGCTTTCGCGTATCGCACCGCGGCGCGCGGAGGTCATGGCGCCATCCGCAACGGCTTCGGCCGCGACCTTGCCGATTTCGGAGGTGGCATTCAGCACATACGCCGCGACTTTGCCGCTGGAGAGTTCATTGATCGGTACGCACGGCTGGCAGTGCAACTGCGCCAGCATCCCATCGATCAGCGTCGGGTCTTCGGTGAGGTCGGTCAGCGACAGCAATTCCTCAACCGTCAGGCGGTGAGGCTGGTCAGGATTCAGCTTATTGCGCAGTACCTGCGCCGACATGCCAGCATCAGCGCTCAGCTGCTTGATGTTGTGCTTTGTCGCGAATCGGCGGCAGGCTTCTTCGTAGTGCGCCTGTTTAGAGACTTGATAATCAAACATGGTTTAGCCCTTCAAAATTCGAATAATCGAATTAACCGCGGATGTAGCGGCATTTGATCGCAACCTGGCGGTTTTTCTCACGCCATGCTTCGAGATTGATCAGGGCATTACCGTGCTTGGTCATCGTGACCTCTTCGATCTCGCCGGTCTTCCGGTTCTTCCGGTTTTGCTTCACGGTGGTGGTAGGGGTTGGCGCCAGCAGCACAACTCCGTTGGCGATCCACTTCTCCAGCACAGATGCGCTGATGCCGTTAACAGCAATGAAGTCCTCTTTGGACATGGTTGGGGAGGTGTGCATAGCAACTGCGCGCTGCACTGCTTCCAAAATGGCGCCGCTCAGACCAGGCAGCAGCATGTTTGCAATCTGCGCAGGTGAAAAAGGCGCGGCGGGGGCGACCTGGGGGTTTGCAATATCATGAGACATAACGCAATATCTCCGGTTAGTGGTTTGTGTTCTACGGTGTTACATGTGGTGTGTATTCACTATAGATCGCAATTGTGTTCAATGTAAATGCATTTGCGTGGGTTATTTTTCATATGACTGATAAATTTGAAGATTCAGCCGCTATTATTGAGCGCCTTACTTCGTCCTATGGGGTCACATCACAACGAGCACTGGCCAGCAGCCTCGATGTACCGCCAAACAACGTGAGTTCGTGGGTTCAACGTAACAGCGTTCCCGGAAGCGCTGTAATTAAGTGCGCGCTCGATACTGGCGCTGATTTGCGTTGGTTGATGACTGGAAAATTTGAAAATTCGAATTATGAAGTTGGCAAATCCAAAATGTCTGGGCGAGCTCTCTATGAGCAAATCCAAGCATCAGGTGGCAAGCCTGTTTTGCGCCGCATGCTGGATGCATATGGATTTCGCACACAGAAGGAACTTGGAGATTTTCTAGACATTTCAACGGCAACGATCAGTACATGGGTTAGGCGTGAGTATTTCCCAGGCGATGCAGTTGTTGCGTGTACGTTAGATACTGGTGTTTCGCTTTTGTGGTTGGCTACCGGCCAAGGCTCCCCAGGGAATCCAGATGCGGCCTCTCACGAACCGACTTTTACAACCATTCCGCGAATGTCCATTACTTCCGGTGCGCTGAAAGATGCCGGCTCTTGGATATGTGATCCATCATTCATACCTGCGGATGCCAAATCTATCCGACTGGTTGAGCGGGGCAATGACTTATGGCTGATAGACTTTGATAAAAAGCTTATCGGTAATGGGTCTTGGCTTTTGAATATTGATGGAGTACATGACATTTATTCGGTGACACGCATCCCCGGAAACAAAATAAAAGTCTCAACTTTAACCACAAACTTCGAGTGTTCAGTTGATGATGTAGAATGTGTCGGTGAGATCAGAAAAACCATAATTAACAGTTGAGGCCTCAACGTGATAAGAGCATTAACCATAGTTTCTTTGCTACTAACCACATTGCCCACCTTAGCCAGTGGGGGGAAAGTTCCCGCGTCCATAGATAAGGCGATGCGTGACCTTAACATTAAGGAATACCGCTATGAATACCCTAATCTAAAAGTCATTTTTAATTTTGATAAGATAACGGAACCACTTGCCCGTAGCACTATGTGGAGTGTATGCGCTACGCGTTGGAATGATGGAGAGAAGTGGCCATCTGATGCCATTCAGAAGGTGGATGTTATGAACCAGTGGGAGGTGCAAAGCTATACATTCAAAATGAATGGAAATGATTGTGACAAATATGGCGATCTGAATGACGGTGAAAATGATAAATTTTTGACCGAACACATGAGTCAGTACCCATAGAGATTAAATTTCACCACATTAAGGATGATTTATGAAAAAGATAATCGGTATTGCAGTTTTTACAGCAATGGCTCTCTCTTTCGCAACTTCCCCTGCGCAGGCAAAGAATTACCCTTGCTCCAAAAGTAAAGGCGGTGTTTCTCATTGCACTACCGACGGCAAATTTGTGTGCAACGATGGATCTACCAGCAAATCAAAGAGCACATGTACAGGCTCCACTCGCAAGAAGTAGCCACGAATTTTTGGCGATAAAGCCCGTAGTCATTTTGTCGCCAATTATCATCTACCATCAATCTATGTGTATGATTTAAAATTATTATTTTTTAATTGAATCGTATTCGGTCTTTTTTTGTGTTTGATTTTAAAGGGATTATTTACTTTTATCCGAAATGTGTTCGAATTTTGATATTCGGTCTTTTTCAGAATCACGTGCTCTTTTACCATCGTATTGAGGTATTTCAGCGTCTTCATCTCTGAAGTATGCCCCATACTTTATGCGCAAAATCCCTTCCTCATTCCTTCTCATACAACCGCCCAGCCAGGCTCCTGACCTCGTGGAACGTCGGCGGGTTATCCTCAAACTCGAGTGCTGAGGCTTTTCGCGTAGCAACAAACTTTTTTGTTAACCCATAGGGTGTAAGGATCCGTTAGGGCCATTTTTCTGATGCCGGCGCTTAGTAGAAAATTTCTCGTGCTAGGCCCTTCGGCAGAGATCGATCACTGCTCCCAACTGCAGGCCATGCATTTCAGTTTTAGGTCGAGGGTGGGGAGATTAGGTCGTCAGTTTTGCCCTGTTTTACCTGCAGATGGTCGTCTACGACATGGTCAAAGCGCATCCGTGTCAAATCTTCACGCCGTTGCCCGGTGTTCAGTGCCAGATCTATCGCTAAATTGAACCACGCTGGCACCGCGGTTGCGTATACTGCTTCTCGTGTGGGGAAGTGTTGCGCCAATTCCAGCCGAGTGCGCGTTACCACGACTTTTGCCTCGCGGAGAACACTGATGAGCTGTTGGTCGGAAAAACGCTTCTTCATGGGGATGTCCTCATGTGACTTATTAAGACATTACTAACATCGGGGTGTACTAATCAACGGGGAGCAGGACACTTATACGAGAAATAAATTTATACTGAATGCGGGTTACTTAATGAAGCAGCCTTATTATTGCTGCTCCATACTATCAAGTATCTATAAGCGTTAAGTTAGTGTGAATATGTTTTTTTTCGAATACGAAACAACACCTGATATTGTTTCTACATTTCGCTTCCAGTCATTTCCCGAGTATCCTTCCATAGTAAGTGAGCCAGATATCCTTGGGTTTGCTAACGATGGGCCAGATATCGTTACATTGCCCCATTGAAGGTTCATAGAGCCAGTGCCATTTACGATAATTGGTGGTTTTATTCCTTGCTTGTTTACAATGGATATACGGTCTAGCTTTGGTGAAATATCATTTGCAACAGTAATAGCTGTGCCAAACACCCTTTCAATGTATATATTTTGCACTCTAGCTGGTGCTAAAAAAATTAAAATGTTGTTAGTCACGGCTGATGAGGTAGATATAAGAGAAATGTTATTAATTGTCGCAGGTTTTGCAATTGTTACTGAGTCACCCCCATCTTGGTTGTTCATTTGAGATATGTAAATTGAATCAATGGTAACCCCGGCAGTATTTATATAAACATCATTGTTTATTGCGCTTTCACCAAATAGATTTATATTTCCAATATAACCACGTGTTATTTTTTTATCTGCAGAATCACCGATTGAGAAAAATGGGTGTTTGCTAACGTTATACTTACTTCTGGCAGAGAATGAACTTATATAAAAATCAGAACACCCCGGGTTTATGCCGAGTCCAGTGAAGATATTCTCGCATTTTATATCGCCAATAGCAGCATTAGTCACATTAAGCCATATGGCCGCTGAACTGAGTTCTGCTTTGAAATTATCTTTGTAGTAACTGCCCAAATTTATTCCGCCAGAAATTGTCACATTTGAAGCGTTTATGTTTAACGAGCCGGCACCATAAAACTCCCCGGCGATATTGTTAATCACGATAGACGAAGCTGGCACTCCATCCGCACCTGCGGAAATAGCGACCCCCCGCACGGCATTACTTCCATCTGCGTTATTGGCTGTAATGCACCCAGCATATTTATAATAGAATCCATCAACATGGATGTCATTTCCTTTAAGGATGAGACCATCTCCTGAACACCAGTTCACAGACGCATTGAATAACTTGTTATTTCCTCTTGATACATCTTTAGGGTACGGGTAGCAAGAGTATAGAGCGTTACGCAATTCATCACCATATAAATGTTTAGTGAGTGTTTCGCCATATGCTCTTATAACATTACACAACCCAAACCCGTTAATGTTATAAGCTTTTCCGAAACCATATGATATGCCATGCGCACCATTTACGGCATCATAAGATGAGTCTTTATTGGCAAAACCTTCAATTGTAAGATCGAAAAAATTCCATCCGTAGACAACCGCGCTTAAAGAAGGATTGGTACCACCTGTATATTGGTTAAAAGGGCTATATGCACCTGTTGTTTTTAATTTTGCACTATTTCCGTAAATAGATCTACGCTCTCCATTCTCATAGTTTTTAATAAAAGGTAGAGTGCAAGGTGATGTTAACAGATAAGTTTTACCTGGAGTTAAATACAAATTCTTACCGGTATTCGCGGCCTGGTTGAATGCAATGCTATCATCATCCTGGCCATTTCCTCTCGCACCATACCATTCAGGCATAACGATATTAATGCTTTGTTGAACATTTCCGCCCTGTTCTAAGGCAACTAACGATGCCCCCTTACCAGAAACGGTAGAGGACAAATCGTTACGGAGGTTATCGTCAGTACTTAAAGATGCCAT